ATGCACCTGTTCCGGGGAACGAGATTGACGAATACGCTCCCGGAAGTGCTGGGGATGTCCTCAAGCACTGGGAGGTGTTCCGTTGATAGCCAATGCACAGCGGGTCAGGGACTGGTTGGACGAGCATGGGATCGAAACCATGTTCGCCGAAGGACTTGATGACGCAATCATCGGATTGACGATGGATCACAGGAACGGTGTGTATCGTGTTGTTTACGACACCGCACGGGTTGTGCAGATACTCGTCAATGACCAGAACATGGAATATGACGATGCGATGGAACATCTGGAACACAACATCGTCAATGCGTATGTCGGGAAGATGACGCCCGTGTGGTCGTTTCTTCCGTCAACCAACGAGTAGGAGCAGGTCATGCCGAAGGTCGGAAGCAAGAAGTTCCCGTACACCGCGAAGGGCAAGCGCGACGCGATGCTTGCCGCGAAGAAGATGGGCAAGAAGATGCACGAGGCCAAGGAGTACGGCAAGAAGGGTCGCCGCTGATGGCACGCAAGCGCGGCCCGAACCTGTCTGTCGGGCGTGGCGAGAAGATGCCAGTGTCCAAGGGTGCTGGCCTGACCGCCAAGGGGCGCGCGAAGTACAACCGCGCCACTGGCAGCAAGTTGCAGGCTCCGACCAAGGACAAGACGGATCCGCGCCACAAGTCGTTCTGCGCGCGGTCAAGGTCGTGGAAGGGCGAGCGTGGACTCGCCGCACGCAGGCGTTGGGGTTGCTGACATGAAGAAGAACTCGCTGGTCGGCAACATCAACCGCAGGAAGAAACTTGGGATCTCGCGTCCCAAGTCGAAGTCAACCGTCAGTGCCAAGTCCTTTGCCGCGATGAAGCGTGGCTGGAAGGGAAAGTGATGCCGTTCAAGAGCAAGGCCCAGCAGGGCTACATGTTCGCAAAGCATCCGAAGATCGCGAAGCGTTGGGCGAAGGAGACGCCCAGCATGAAGTCGCTGCCCGCCAAGAAGTCCGGAAAGAAGCGGGGCCGCTGATGTTCGTGAAGATCCGCTGCTCATGGTTCCCCGTTGACGTGATCGACCAGATCGACGAGGTGGGGGAGAAGGTGATGGTCAGTCTCCAGACTGGCCAGAAGATCCAGTTGGACGCGATTGAGGGCGAGAAGGTTCTGAAGCAGATCCGCCGCACCGAGAGCGTCGATGTGGCCATGCAGGCCATGCTCAACAGGCTGACCGCCGCAGAAGGACAGATCATGGCCATGAAGGCTGCGGCGATCACCAGCAAGGCAAAGGTGAAGACCAGTGCTTGACTTCTCCAACATTGCGGCGATCCGCGACGAGATCGACCGCGCCGAGTGGTTCCGCGACCAGCACCTCCAGACCCCGAAGGAGATGCGCGAACTGTTCGCCGGAGAGGGCTATCGCGAGGGCTGGGGCCAGTCGCAGCCGGAGAACGCGGTGCATGCGTACGTTTCGATGGTGCTTCCGCGCATCGTCCATGACAACCCGAAGGTGCGCGTGACGAGCGCGCGCCCAAGCGTGCAGAAGACCGCCTGCGTTGCCATGAAGGCCGCGCTGAACCGCTGGTCGAAGATGACCAAGGTGCGTTCCACGGCGGAGCGGATCGCGACCGACATGCTGCTTGGCTGGGGCATCGGTCTGGTGGTGAACGAGCCGCGCGGCGCGGAGCGTCAGTGGGACGCCGCTGGCCCGTACCTGCCCCGCGTCTACCGCATCGACCCGGAGCGGTTCATCATCGATCCCGCCGCGCAGCATGTGGAAGAGGCCCGTTACATGGGCCACGTCTACATCAGCGACAAGGAAGACCTGCTCCGCAAGGCGGAGGTCGATCAGACATACAACCGCGAGGTCATCGAAGGTCTGGCGACCAACAACGGCGTCGATGAACTCCGGCAGGACCGCGACATCCCGGAGCGCAGGGAACTGGCGATCTACGAGATTTGGGTTCCCGAACTGGATCCCAAGGCCGCTGAACTGCTGGACGAAGCCGTTGACGGGGCCATGTTCAACGGCACGATCTACACGATTGCCAAGTATCAGGGCAGCAGCGAGGCGAGCAACTTTGAGTTCGTGCGCCAGCCGCTCCCGTATTACGGGCCTGCGACTGGCCCGTACGTCGTGTTCGGCGCGTTCACCGTCCCGAACGACCCGTACCCGCTGTCTCCCATCGTGGCCGCGCGCGACCAGATCAAGTACGCCAACGATCTGGCCACGACCCAGCAGGAGAACCAGAAGCGGTACAAGCGAATCCTCGTCGGCGATGCCAAGAACCCGAAGTTCCTTCAGGACATCGTCAACTCCCCGGACCTGTTCGTCTTCGCCGAGAGCGGGCTTGATGCCCGCAGCCTCCAGCCAGTGGAGGTCGGCGGATCGACGAACCAGCACATCCAGTCGGTTGAGGTTGCAAAGGAGCGGCTGGACCGCGCCCTTGGCATGTCCGACGCCATGCGCGGCAACATTGCCGGGTCGGCGTCGGCAACCGAGGTGGCCGTCGCCGAAAGCGCAAGCACCATGCGCATTGCGCATCTCAAGCGATCCTTTCAGGAGTCGATGGACACCCTGTTCCGCAACGTCGGCTGGTACATGTTCCACGATTCGCGGATCGTCCTCCCTGTCGGAGGGGAGGACGCCAAGAACGTGGGCATGGAAGACCCCGTGTTCCAAGGCGGGCTGAAGGTCGGCTCTTGGGACGATATGCAGGTTGATGTCGATACTTACAGCATGGAGCGCACCAGCGAGATGCTGGCCCAGAAGCGCGCGCTGGAGACGATGCAGGTGGTCACCACCGCCGCGCAGGCCATGCCCATGATGCCGTGGGTCAAGTGGCGCGACCTGCTCTCGTTCGTGGGCGATGCCCAGAACGTCCCCCAGTTGCAGGACTTCATCGACGAGTCCATGCTCCAGCAGGCCCAGCAGGCGATGCAGCAGCCGCCGCAGCCCCAGCAGCAGGGGGGTGTTGCGCAAACTGGCCCCAACCCGTCTCCTACGGGTGAGGCACCTGTTGTGCCTCCGCAGGCGCAGGCCGCAATCCGTGGTGCCGCAGCGAGAATGTGATGCCGAGTTACGAGTTCCAGACCAACGCAGGCACGATCATCGAACTGTTCTTCCACATGCGGGAAGCACCAGCCATCGGTGCCACGGTCGAACACGAACTGTTCGGCCCTGTGACGCGCATTGCGTCATCGGCGCAGGTCAGCCCGAACTTCACCACCGGGACTTATCCATACGCGAGCAACGCTCTTCCCCGGAACCTTCCGGGTTGCAGGACCGACTCGCGTGGCCGACCCATCATCGAAAGCCGTAGGCACGAACGCAACGTAGCGTCCGAACACGGCTATCAACGTGCAGAGGACTGACATGGACAGCAAGGCTGAACCCATCGTGCAGACCGAGCAGCCGCCCAGCGGGGCGGTTGAGCAGGTTCCGCAGGACAACACGCCGTCAACCGAGGTCGTTTCGACCCAACCGATTGATGACGATGATGCCGTGCTGGCTCGCCTGCTTGACGAGTTGGATTCCATCAATTCCGACGAGCAGGAGCCTTCGGCCCCCGCTCCGCAGGAAGTGACCACCCCGGCTCCCGCATTCGACCGCCAACAGGTCACCCAGATCCTGAAGAGGGACGGTGTCCCGGATGAGGTCATTGCTTCGGCTTCGCAGGAAACTCTGCTCAAGTGGGCGGACGCTGCTGCGAAGCGTCAGAAGGATGTCGATTCCTACGGCGGGCGTCTCAAGGCAATGGAGCAGCAACTCGCGGAGGCTGGCAAGCAGCCGCAGCAGGTCGCACAGGACAACACGCCTGTCGCCCAGCAGCAGGCAGCGAACGCCGACCCATTCGCGAAGATGGCGGAAATCTACGGCAGCGATGCCGTCGAACCCGTCCGTCAGGCTTTCATGGCCCAGCAGGCACAGATGACGGAACGAATCGTGCTTGCGCAGACCCAAGCGGCTGATGCCGTTCTCCGCATCCAGTACGGGGCCAAGGCTCCGGCGTTCGATGCGGTGATCGCCAAGATGTCCGAACTTGGGACTGCGAACCCGGGTGGGTTCGCGGATGTCAATGCTCTTGCATCCGCCGCCTACGCGGCAATCGTTGGAACCAAGCCGTCTCCTGCCACCGACATGCGTGTGGCGCAGCCAACTGCGCCCCGTGGGTCCACCCCCCCGGTCAAGCCGCAGCCGCGTGACGAGGACGATGAGGTTCTTGATCAAATCCTGTCGGGCCAGCGTTCTGGCCCGCGATCATTCCTTCGCAAGTAAAGGAGGGCAATCATGCCTTCGATTACGCAGTTCAATGACTTCATGGGCAGCACGGGGCCGACTTATCTCAAGTCCGCCGAGGCCGTGATCAACGAGGCCGTGAAGAACAACTACGTCCTGTCGCGTCTTCTCAAGGAGAAGGCCACCGACACCACCGTTCAGGCTGGCACGCAGATCCGTGATGTCATCATCTTCGATGATGCTTCGACCTACCAGAAGTACCAGCCGAACGACACGTTCTCGTGGCGCAACCCGCAGGTGACGGACACGATCACCGCGCCGTGGCGTTTCAGCATGGACTACATGTCTTGGACCGATCAGGAAATCGAACTCAACGAGGGCGATGCCAAGGTCATGTACAAGCGC